CGCTAGCTGCTCCGCCCGCAAGCGAAGAGTTCGCCGCAGTATTCACAGCAGTAATATCGCCGGTCGCAACAATATCTGAAATCAAAGCTTTCTTCGTCGTGTTATCTGTAACATCCGAAATCAGAATGTAGTCAGAGTTAGTTGCAGTAACTGTGCTCGCTGAGTTCACATCAACATTCAATGTCACATCGCCGGATGTGCCGCCGCCAGCTAAAGCCGTCCCAGCGGTCACACCAGTAATATCAGCAGCTAACGACGTAGCTACCCAGGCGCTAGCGCTCCGATACCACAACGTGTCATTATCTTTTGTGAAAGCGAACTGGCCTTCTTGCGGTGAACTGATCGCAGCATCACGAGCGCTTGCCGTAGCGAAGACTAAAACGCCTTGCATCAGATAACCATTCGTGTCCGCCGCAGTCAACACGTCCCCTGATACGAACGTTTTGAACCCTAATCCCGCTGCCATAATTTCTCCTTAATATCCCAGCGCGCTCGTATCGAGTTTGCCATACTGTGTGTCGTTTAATATAAAGCCCTCAACGAGCGGCTCCGCCGTGTTAAATGTTGTCAAAAATCTTGTTGTCGTAATATTATGCCTAATCCCTTGAACTGTCAGGTTTCTTGTGATTGTTCCGCCGCCCGGTTGGCTACGGGTCACTTTAATCGGTTGAAAGAAATCCGTATCTAAAGCAGCGTTCACCGTCGCAGTCACATCAGCAGTTGAATCAATCGTGATTCCCTTGATACGCAAATCAGCGTCCTTACGCGTAGCGAGAACAGCGTTCGCATAGTCAAAAGCAACCGCATCAGTTTCCATCAACAAATCATTCCGTACAAGATCACGCTCAAAGTAGGTGCTTATGGATGCAGCATCCGACGCGGTTTGAGTTACCCCACCTGTCCGAGTGATACTGATCTTATTTGCTAGCACCGTGTCATCAGTATTGAAATCTAAACCAACATACGGGATTTGTGTGCCCGTATCATTAAACTCTGTCGGTGCTGTAGCGAGCGCTTTGATTGTGTTCTGTCGGCTTGTGAATTTGGTTTTACCGTCCGAGTCCATATAGAAACCACCGATCTCAGTGGTGGCACACGTCCTGATCGCTGACAACGCCGGTCGTAGCGTCCCCGGATCTGCTTGACATGTCGTGTCCCCTGTGTCAATCGATCGTTCTGAGCTAGGCCAGTTAACCGTGTCTAAAATCTTGTTGATGCGTGTGCCTGTGTCCTGCCCTGCCGCTTGCCCTGCGACCGTGCTCACGTTCGCAAGATTCAAAATTCGTTCCCCGTCCACGGCGCTGATCGTCACATATGACGCATCGATATCTTGCTGATACGTGTAGTTCCAAGCTTCGATATATCCGCTGAACAAGAAACGCTCTGTACCGCCATGAGTGGCAGTGATCACTACCTGAATCATCGGTTTAATCTGATTAGCGAACGTCCCGTTATCAGGGTCTAGAAGACCTGTCGTGTCGATACATTGAATCGTCGCGATGCCACCCTCGAACGTGTCTAACACCCTTGACCGGCCCCGATTGATAGAAATGTTTTGAACATTGTTCGTCAAGTCAAGAGCCGCCACCGCCGAATCAGAAAGGACACCTGTGTCTAGTGGCGTGGTTGCGTCATTCAAAATTAGAGGCGGCCCGAACGACGCACTAGTCGAGAAACGCACCGTAACTTTCACCGTCGCCGCAGTAGTCACGTCACAACACCCACTGTTTGCCGGAGCGCTGCATCTCTAAAGCCGCTTGTCTCATTGACTCTTGGAGATCTTTTTCTGCTACTACCGAACCAGCAACATTCACTGTGATTATCTGTCCGGCGTAGTCACGCATAGGAGCGCTAGTAGGTATAAACGAATCAAGCATCGACGCGTCGGCAGCAGCGTAAGCCGCGTTCGTGCTGTTGTTGCGTATCGCTCGATCGCGCAACGTGTCAGCTATTCCGAGGCTCGCAGCGTCCGCCTCAGGGAAACCAGCGCCACCAGCCATTTCAGTGACAGCCCGGTTCACAGCCTGCGTTGCCGCTGTTTGCTGATTGAACATTGCGCTCGCTTCGGCTAATTGAGCCGGAGTTCGACTCGCAGCAGCTTGCGCTTTCACCGCTTGCAGTACCGCCGGATCAGTAACAACAATCGGATCAGCTTTCGTACCAATAGGAGCTTTCATCAGCTTAGGAGCGAACGCTTTATCAGCAAGCAACTTCGGAATCTCACCCAGCGCCGGATTGTTCAGAAGATCAAACATGCCTGCACCCATACCGCCAGCCATGAACCCTTGAAGTTCTGCCCCGAATTGTTTGATCAGCGCCGCCGATTCATCAGTCGAATCTGTTAGACCACCAAGAACGCTCCGAATGCCTGTCGCTAATACACCAGCAACCTGTTGAGCCATCGCTGCCGCTTCAGCCGAAGCCGCCGCCACATTCGCTTTGTCCAAATCACGGACAGCTAAGGCACCTTCCGCTGAAGCCGTAGCACCCAACAAGCTCGACTGCGCTGAAGACTGCAACCCGTCAAACTTCATACCGGCTTCGATTTCGCCGATCCTTGCGCCCATAGCCGAAATACCGGTGAGCGCTGTCGTGAACGCAGCGAAGTCCGTGTCACCCATCGCCAACAGACCCTCGGCGGCGTCGTTACCAGCGAACGCACCCAACCCGATAACCTGAGAAATGATGTCAGACGGGAAACCCTTCGTCTGTAAAGCTTTCAAATTAGTTTCAAAAGCTGTGTACTGTGCCAAAAGTTTCTCAGCTTGAGCTTTCGCTCCGATATCTTCACCGAACTCGAAACCAAACGCTGAAGCGGTTTTCGATGCGAGCGATGCCCGTGCTTCTGCGAGCTTGTTCACTTTGGCTTGCGCTGAGGCTTGATGCTCTAACGCAGTAGCCAGCCTCTGTTCACTGGTTTCAAGAGTGCTGTTCAACTCTGCGCGTTTCTCAGCTATAGCGATCAGTGCTTCCTGGCCTGCTAATGCTTTCTCAAACGTGGCACGCAGTTCAGGGATTTGTGTCAAACCAGACCTGAACGCAGTATCAAACAGATCCTTAAACGCTTTGTTAATATCATCTGGCTTGCCAGCTATAGCAGTGACGAACGATTCAGAGATTGCTTTGCCGCCCAACGACGCCGCATCATTCACGAACTTGTTGAAACTCCGTTCGGCTTCAGCCATCGCCGCTTTGTGTGCCGCTTCCGCTGCTTTAGCCGCATTCTTCGCCGCAGTGTTCGCAGCTTTCGCGTCCGTTGCTCTTGTACCAACTAGCTTCTCGCTGATCCGACGGCTTAACGCAAGCTGAGTATCCAGCGCCGATGAATCACCACCCGGCATCATCGAACCCAAATCAACGATCGCGTTCATAGCGTCGTTCAACTGTTCATATAATCCATCAGTGTCCAACGCGAGAGTGAAGAACAACGCTCGCCCTTCGGCGGCTTCCCGTAGCTCTTCCCACGTCTTACCAACGTTTTCCACTTCAGTTGCTTGCTTCGCTACTGCGTCTGTCAATTCTTCCACAGACGAACCGACTTCATGGTTTAGGCGTTGCGCTAGTTCTAAGTCTGCGTTCGTTGCAGCAATCGCATCATTCAGTTTCTGTTGAGCGCTAGTCCAATCACCGTCCGCTTTCGCAACACGAAGAATGTTCTCTAGCAGCGGACCGCCAATAATCTTCGCGTATTCGACCGTGTTTTCTGTATTTTGAAGTAGCTCTTTAGCGTTTTTTTCGATGATTTTGTTGTTGTCGTCATAGGCGTCAGCGGTTTCATCTAACGCAGCGAGAACCTTCCCGGCTACCTCAACACTAATAATCTCTTGTTCAACGTAGTTCGCTATCTGATTAGTAACCTTACCCGCTTCGCCTTCAACCGTTCGTAGCACATCAGCGAACCGTTTATGATCATCACGTAAAAGCTTCGATTGTCCAGCCATACGCTGGAACTCGTCGGTACCTGATCGTGTCGCTGCGTCAACATTTTCAACAGTTAATGCAAGATCTTCAAACGCTGTGGCAACATCGTTTTTTATTAGTTCACCCAGCAATACATTCGAACCGTTGAATTTTTCTGTTACTTCAACCGCTTTCTCTTGTGACGCAGTGAGCCGTTCATATTCGCCGGTGAGTTCCGCCGTTCTTTCAGTAAGCAACGCTGTCGGTTCTCCAGCAGCTTTCAGTTCAGCGTTCAGTTCCTCTTGACGAGATTTGGCTTCCTCATCAACCGCAGTTAACTTCATGAAAGCAACCGTAAGTAGCCCGATTGCCGCTACAGCTATACCGATAGGCCCAGCAAACGCAACAAGTATCGGAATCAACGTACCGATAGCGCTAGCCACCGCGCCAGCCATCACCAACAGCGGACCAAGCGCAGCCAGCAAACCACCAAAGACCACAATCGCTGTTTTCACTGGCCCCGGAAGATCACCAAACGCCTGAATCACTTTGCTAATGAACCCAGCAAGTTTCTGAATAATCGGCAGCACAACAGGAATAATTTCCTGCCCCACCGTAATCATCGCAGCCTTAAAATCAGCTATCGCCTGATTCATCTTAAATTCAGTAGTTTCCGCTGTAACAGCGAACGCTTTATCAGTCGCCCCGAGCGTGTCATTCATGCTCGCAAAAATCGCTTCAGTACCAGCAACGTTCTTGCCCATAAGGTCCATAACACCCGAAAGAGCACGCACGTTACCGAACACAGACGCAGACGCCGCAGCGTTACCATCAAACTCGTCAGCTAACGTCTTCAGCGTCGATAGGAGACCTTTTTCTTTCAGTTGCTGCCTGAGACCCTCAGACGACAAACCCATACCCGTGAGGGCGTCCTCGGCTTCTTTCGTTGGCCGTAGAAGCGAAGACATGATACCACGAACTTGCGTCGCAGCTTCAGCAGCGTTCGTACCAGTACGAGACAGAGAAGCGAACGCCGCGCCGACCTCATTGAAACTGACGCCCATAGCTGAAGCGATAGGCAAAACACGGCCCATCGAGCCAGCAAGCTCCGAAGCTTCCAGCTTACCTTCACGAACAGCCGCGACCATAACATCTGTAGCGTCAGAAGCACCGAGGTTCTCTTTGCCGTAAGCGTTCATAGCTGACGTAGCTAAATCAGCAATAGTTGCCGCTTCACCTAAACCAACCGCCGCCGCTTTCGCTGAAGCTTCAAGAACGTCCGCAGCGTCAGCCCCCTCAATACCAGCCGACGTAATAAAGAACATCGCGTCAGCGAGTTCCTGCGGAGCACGAGCAGTCTTACCAGAAAGCTCTAACACGCTTTTCGTTAACCCTTCAACTTCTTGCTCAGAACGACCCACCAAACTTTGAATCTTTGTCATTGACGACTCAAAATCAGAAGCCATTTTCAAAGCAGCACCACCCGCAGCGACAATAGGCAACGTCATTTTCATTGACATTTGCTTGCCCATAGCCGAAGCAGATGCACCAAGTTTTTTGAACTTCGCCTGCGTGCCGTCTACATCTTTCCGTAGATGCTTAAACTGCCCCCGCATACGATCAACAGTCGTACTGACACGATCTTTCGCGTTAAACTCAACCGATACTGAAGCAACCGTCTGATCAGCCATTAACCCATCCTCGCCTTATTCCGGGCGCGATTCTGGGCCTGCTCCCGTTCACTGTTCTCCAGCGAATAAAGAGCAGCCCATTCCGTCAGTTCGCTCGCAGTCATCCGATCTAAGAGTTCACTAACAGGCATACCAAGCTCCCTAGCTAACTGGAAATAGAATCGTCTTTCAGGGGCAACTCGTCCTCGGGAGTCTCGGAATCCGAGGAATCTTTTCCCGCGTCACCGTCCGAGTCTGCGCCCATACCGGACACCGCTAGACAAGCATTAGCAAGAGAATCAACGACGTTCGCGTTTTTTTCTTCCATCATCCACTCAATATCTTCAGCCTCGAACACGGCTTCACCGTTATCGGGATCAAAACAACATGCTTGGATGACAGTGCCCCACATCAATTCGACGCGGTTGCCGTCTAGCTCAACATTACCGTCCGCCGTGAAATCAACGCTCGAAGCGAACGAAGCTCTCTGACGTGCCGACATAGAACGCAGTTCCAACGTGACATCCCATTCGGGTATCTCGTAAAGTTCTGCACTCACATCGTGAGCGGCTCTGATTTGGTCTGCAAGTCTGGACACTTAGGTCACTCCTTGTTAGTTGGGATCTAGTATGTTCCGCGAGTTACTGCACCAGTGACCTGAAGATCACAAGAGTAGGTCACTACGTCACCGACAGGGGACGACACGGAATAGTTTGTCATGATCGCCTCACCGGTATATTTTACGTTGCCGCCAGTTGAACCGGCAGGACCGTAAATAAACGAACGTGAAGCTGGCTCAGTGCCGCCCTTCATGTAACCATCAACAGTTGAATCCCAGAGACCGCTAAGCGAAATAGTAGCGCTCTCAAGGCCAACGATGAATGAACGGCTACTTGAACCGAAAGCGGTCGTGTCAGCCGTTTCAGTTGACTCAGGGAAATCAACAGAGTTCAAAGTATCAGAAAGATTACGACTCGTTCCCCCAGTGTCATCGAGAGCAAAGTCAACGCTTTTACCGTGTACAAAAGTAGGCATATCTTGGTCCTCCTAGAACCTAGCGAACGACAACATAAACGTAATCGCCCCGGATGAGCCAGCGGTTGCAGCCGTGGCACGTATATAACGATTCACAGTCCCAGAGACTGCTTTCAACTCAGAGGTTTTGGTCGCAGCCGCCACCGTAGAGAACGTAATCAAATCAGCAAACGTGGCATTATCTGCCGAATGCTGAACCTTGATAGTTGTCACACCACCACCAACCGTATTGGTGGGAACATGAAGAATTGCGAAACCGCCGTTAGCGCTTGACGCTGCGTTATCAACAGAGCCAAGATTTCCGAGTGCACCGAACGCTATCGAAGCGCCCGTTGTTAGCTGAACACCGCTCTGCCCTGAATAAGTCAGATTAGTTGTGCCGTCAGTTGTGGCTTGGAAATCGGCGCTAACTGAAACAACATCAGCAACAGGCGACGAGATTGAATAAGTCAACTCGTCTGACTGCATCAGGATCGCTTTGTTGCCAATCGTTCCGGCTTGAATCGCGACCGTTGAAAGAGGACTTGTTGCGTTAGCTAGCAGCGCGTTGAGTTCCGCATCCGACCCGTTTGTGTCAGCAGACCAAAGGCCGGTAAGGCCCATAGTCGCAGTCTGTAAACCCGGAATAAACGATCTTGACGACGCACCGAAAGCAGTTACGTCCGCAGTTTCCATTGAGAAAGTTGAGTCAGCCGAGTTGAAATAATCACTCAGGTCGAACTCATCGAGATATGTTTTGGTGCCCTTCCCATGAATAAATGTTGGCATTATTCGTCCTCATCTTTCTCAGGGGCTTTGCCGACCGGTTCAAGAATGCCTATATCTAGAAGCCATTCAGCTTTCTTCGGTGGCATCTCCACCGTCTCGCCGGGTTCGTAGCGTTTGCCTGCGACTTCGACGCCTGATAGGCCGTCTTGGCCTCCGGTCACTTGGTATTTCGTCATCGCGCTCCTTTTTGGAAAGGCGCGGCCCAAAGAGACCGGCCACGATTGGGCACTCTGGACACTAGGTCACTGCTGCGAGGCTAGTTCAGGCGTGCGAGGATTTCATGTACCTAATTATTTTAATCTTTTCCTGGTTTAATGTTGCAATGGGTACCCCTACCTGTATAATGAGTACATGACATCGGGACTCTTCACCAACCTAGCAATACACCGAACAGTCATCGACCTAATCACCCTAACCATACGAACAATCGGAGAACTGATATGAAACTTACTCACCCGGACGATGTAGCAAGCGAAGCGGTACGCCGTGGTGCTGACAAATGGTTTCACGAGCGCCTTCGCAATATGGCCGGGCGTGCCATGTGCATCAAAGGTCACCCAAACCGGGATCATATCAACTCGCCAGTCGTAGCTATGCGAGTTGCCAACGGTTGGCCCCTACGTGGGTCAGTAACAATCACTCTAGAGAACGGCCAGAAATTCCGGCTCTATTGTACCGAAGGCCCGAAATTCACCTTCAAGATCAACAAGGTCAACTGAGCCGACAGAATACGCAATCGCTTTCTAGCCTCTAGACG